CCCGAGCATCACACCGTCAAAAGTCTGCAAATGCTCATGGCAGGCCTCCATCGTCTTGATCCCGCCGTTCAGCACAATCTCCAGCTCCGGAAAATCCGCCTTCAACTGCGCCGCCACGTCATACCGCAACGGCGGAATGTCGCGATTCTCCTTCGGCGACAAGCCCTCCAGAATCGCAATCCGCGCATGCACGGTAAAACTGGTACACCCGGCATCCCGCACCGTACCGACGAAATCACACAACTCGGCGTAACTGTCCCGCCCATTGATCCCGATCCGATGCTTCACCGTCACCGGAATCGACACCGCATCGCGCATCGCCTTCACACAATCCGCCACCAACTGCGGATGCCCCATCAGGCACGCACCGATCATATTGTTCTGCACCCGATCACTCGGGCAGCCAACATTAAGGTTCACCTCGTCGTAACCATGCTCCTGCGCCATACGCGCGCAAGCGGCCAGATCCAGCGGAACACTGCCGCCGAGCTGCAGCGCCAACGGATGCTCGGCTTCGTTGTGACGGAGGAAACGTTCGTGATCGCCGTTGAGGAGAGCGCCGGTGGTGACCATTTCGGTGTAGAGCAGGGCGTTCTTCGACAGGAGGCGTAGGAAGTATCTGCAATGCCTATCAGTCCAATCCATCATGGGTGCAACACTAAAGCGCCGGGACAGCGTAGGCATTGATTTTACTGGGCTAAGGCTTTGATTCTGTACCATTTTACTCAACGTGTTGTCGGCGTGTTTTAGGGCGTTTTCAGGCGTTTTTCAGGTCTCGGTGGTACGATGTACCACTTCAAAACTGACGCGTACCACTTTCGATATGGCAGCTATCAGGGCAAGAAAACTGGCGGATGGGTCTGTGAGCTATACCGCTCAGATCCGCATCAAGCGTGATGGGGTGCAAGTCTACCAAGAGAGCCAGACCTTCGCCCGGAAACAGGCTGCGCAGGCTTGGGCGCGTAAGCGTGAATCGGAACTCGATGAGCCTGGTGCGATCGAGCGCGCGAGTCGCAAGGGTGCTACTGCCAAAGAGATGATTGATCAGTACCTGCGCGAAGTCGAAAAAGCGCGGCCGCTGGGCAAAACCAAAAAGGCCACGCTCACGGCCATTGGTGCCAGCTACTTCGGCAAGCTCAACGATACCGACATCAATACGCAGTGCCTGGTGGACTTCGCCCTGTGGCGGATGAGTGGGGACGGGGGAGGCGTCCAGGCGCAAACCGCCGGCAACGATCTGGCGCATCTCGGTGCTGTGCTTTCCATTGCCAGGGACGCGTGGGGCTATCAAGTCGATCCCTTGGCCATGGCCGGCGCCCGGCGGGTGCTGCGCAAACTCGGCTACAACCTCAAGAGTCGCGAGCGGGACCGGCGCCCGACACTGGATGAGTTGGGCAAAATCATGACGCACTATGAGGACATGCAGGCGCGTCGTCGAAGCGTAACCAACATGTTGAAGGTCGTAGGCTTCGCCCTGTTCTCAACCCGCCGTCTCGATGAAATCACCCGCATTCGCTGGGCGGACGTAGACGAGGCTGGCCAGCGAGTCCTGGTCCGGGACATGAAGAACCCCGGGCAGAAGATCGGCAATGACGTCTGGTGTTATTTGCCAGATGAGGCGTGGCAGATACTCCAGACAATGCCCAAGGCCGGCGACGACATTTTCCCCTACAGCCCCGAGTCTATTTCCACTTCCTGGGCGAAGGCCTGCAAGTTTCTGGAAATTGCTGACCTGCACTTTCACGATCTTCGCCACGAGGGCGTCAGCCGCTTGTTTGAAATGGACTGGGACATCCCCCGCGTCGCGAGTGTGTCGGGGCACAGAGACTGGAATTCGCTGCGACGCTACACCCACCTGCGCGGTAAGGGTGATCGGTATGTGGGGTGGGAGTGGCATGAAAAGATATTGACGGCGCCCGTCCAACTGGGCGCCGCGTCAATGAAGTGGCTTAATAGGCGGGTTTTGAGCCGTTGAGCTGGTTGTTTTCTTTTACAGCGGCGGCGCGTTGGAGATCGAGGTAAGCCGCCAGGTCACCGATGTGAACGCCTTTGGCGGATTTCTGGCTCGGTTCCAGCCGGGTGATCGGGATCTTGATCTGGCCGCTCAAGACCTTGCGCTGGAACATGTCCGGCGTCAGGTGTGTGAAGTAGTCACGGCACACCCGATCAAGTGGAATAATCGCCTGACCGTCGTACTGGGCCATCAGAATGAAAGCTGTGTTCATGATGCTCCCCTCACATCCGAAACGATTGATGAATGAACCGCGGCGAGGCCTCTTCCGCTGGTCCTGCGTCATCTGTCTGGATTTCGCAGATAAACCGGTGCCGCTTCCGGTTGGTCGCTGTCAGTGCTTGGGTGAGGGCGGGGATAGCGTCGAGGCATTGTTCGTAGGCGGTATCTCCCTTCCAGCGTTGAGCCAGCAACACCTGGCAATCCGTCCGGATTGCGTCCGTGCACAGATACAGCAGCAGGAAAACAGTCATAGCACAGTCTCCCGTTGCGCCACGCTCAGGCCTACCGCTATTGGGCGAACCCAGATCGGCATGCTATTGAGCATGAAGGTTTCTCCAGATGCGGCCAGTAACAGCGTGGTACCCATCACATCGGCGATGGCTTCGGCGGCGTCAGGTGGTACGGCATTACCGATACGCTCACGCCACGCCTGATCACTCAGTCCATCCAGCTCGAACTGTTCTTCGGGTTCGACCAGGCTTTGCAGCGCGGCCAGCTCCAGCGTGGTGAAAGGGCGGTGCCAAGTGCCGTCGAGACTTTCAATCACGCAGGTCAACCGGTCGTTCGCTTCCGGCATACGCGGGTCAGCTACCGACCAGCGCCCGTTGTCCTGCTTTGCACTGGCTGAAACAGCACCGCACTGGTCATTCCAGCCGACAACGCCATAGTGGCCACCAGTCAGGTAGGCGTCACCCTTGACGCGCTTCATGCCAGGGCGGGGATCTGCGATCGACAATGCACCACTGGCAACCTGCTGCGATCCGGTGACAGTCCCAGCCGTTTTATCCCACAGGCAAACGCCCAGCTTCCGGCTACTCGCTGCCGGGTGCCAGTTATGGTATCGGGGATCCTGCACAGCAAAAGCGCCTTGCCCCGTGGTGCTGCCGGCGATGACTGTTCCGGCGGCCTTGTCGAACTGCGTTACCAAATACTTTCCGAACCCATCGCCCGGCCGGCGAGGATCAGCAACGCTAAATGTTCCCTGTCCGGGCGACTTGACGCCGATCACCGCGCCACTGGTCTCTTCCCAGCGACGGACGCCGTACTGTTGATATTGCAGAGCACCGGCTATGGCGCGTGGATCAGCAACCGAGAATGCACCGTTTGTTGGGCTGCTGCGCCCCGCGACGGTGCCGGCGGTGTCTTGCCAGTCGTGCACGCCAAGGTAGCCGGCGCGATACTCGGGCACGATCACCAGATCACGCAGATACCCGTCCTCGATCGCCAAGTCATTCAGGCTGCGCCAGTCCTTGCCGGCGGTGACTAGGGCAAGACGCACCCACGTTTTCCACTGGAGAGCTGGAACCCGGTGCATCGGGCCGGCGGCTTCGATATCGCCGGCGAGCGGCATGCGGCTGAGGATCGAGCCAACGGACTTGAGAGTCTTTTTTTCTGGCTCATACAGGAAAGGCGGGACCTTCTCGATATGGCGAGCCACCAGCAGGAACCGTTTGCGACTCTGCGCCAAGCCGCCGATGACACCGCAATCGTGGGTGGTTTCAGCCACTGCATAGCCGAAGTGCGACAGCACCTTGTTGATCTGGTCGAGCAAGTGCCGGCCACGGGTTGCCAATCGAGGGACGTTTTCGAAGACCAGGAGCGGAACGGCGTCGTCTTTCCAGGCTTCACCGAACAGCCAGATGCAGCGCAACGTGAGTTCGTTCAGCGCCTGATATTTCGG